GAGGAATTCCGCGAGACCGTCCGCAAGCTGCTTGATGACAACGCGGATAACGTGGGCACATGGATCGCACAAGTCGCAGAAGGACACGGCGAGAACAAAGCCGATCCAGCCAAGGCGCTTGACCTGCTTGCAAAGCTGGCCGAGTTCGCAGCTCCAAAGCTGGGCCGCGTGGAGCATGTAGGCGACGGTGGTGGGCCGGTCTTGAATGAGATCGTTATCAAGGTGGTTGATGCGGATCACGGCTGAGTTTCCCCGGAAGCTCACATTCCTATTCAAACCCGCACGATACAAGGTAGCCCATGGCGGGCGTGGTTCCGGTAAGTCTTGGGCCTTCGCCCGCGCATTGATCCTTCTTGCCGCCCAAAGGCCATTGCGCATTTTGTGCGGGCGTGAAGTCCAGAAGTCCATCAAAGACTCTGTTCACCGGCTGCTGACCGACCAGATACAGGCATTGGGCTTGGGTACATCGTTCGATGTGCTGGAGTCAGAGATACGCGGCAAGAACGGCAGCTTGTTCCTGTTTGCTGGGTTGAGCCAGCACACGGTGGAGTCCATCAAGTCGTTCGAAGGCGTAGACATTTGCTGGCTTGAAGAAGCCCAGGTGATCACAAAACGGTCGTATGACGTGCTGCTGCCCACCATTCGCAAAGATGGATCAGAGGTGTGGCTGAGTCTGAACCCGGACATGGAGACGGACGAGACTTATCAGCGGTTTGTGGCTAACCCACCCCCCAATGCGCTTATCGAACAGGTGAACTGGAGGGACAACCCGTGGTTTCCTTCGGTGCTGGAGGCTGAGCGGCAAGAGACATTGCGCCGCGACCCGGACAGCTACGAGAACATTTGGGAAGGCAAACCAAAGCGGGTTGCAGAGGGCGCGATTTACGCTCTCGAGATTGACCAAGCGTACTCACAGAACAGGATACGGGCCGTGCCCTATGACCCGTTGATGACTGTTCACACGGTGTGGGACTTGGGTTGGAACGACAGCATGACCATCGGATTCTTCCAGCGGTCAGGCTCTGAGGTTCGTTGTATTGACTACATCGAAGATTCATTCAGAACCCTCGATTGGTACGTGGCAGAAGTTGAAAAACGCCCGTATCGCATTGGTACGTACTTCATCCCGCATGACGGGAGAAGCAGAGATTTCAAGACCGGAAAAAGCACGGAAGAGATATTGCAGTCAATGGGTAAGGATGTGAAAGTCCTTCCGGCGATGAGCATTGAAGAAGGCATCAAGTCCACGCGAATGATGTTTCCGCGCACGTATTTCGACAAAGAAAAAACAAGCGCTTTGCTGGAGCATTTGAAGCGCTATCGGCGAACGATCAACCTGCGCACCAACGAGCCAGGCGCGCCACTACACGACCAACACAGCCACGGTGCGGACATGTTCCGTTACGCAGGTATGGCCGTTGACCAGATGGGCAACGCGGAAGCATCCAAGCCAATCCAATACAAGAGAAAGCCACTTATATGAAAGAACAACTGCGCGAGCTGCTCAAGGGCGTAGCTATGGGCCGTCCAGCGTCTGCTGAGGCATTGGCTGATCTGCTGGCTGATGTGCTGGATGGAAGGCAAGTGCCTGCGACTGCGACCGTCGAGATTGAGTTGCCAAAGAAGAAGGCCACCAAGTGAAGAAGATGGACGACGAGGCCCTGCTGAACCACCTCCAGACGCTGGAGGAGGATTCGGCGGCGTTCGTTTGGGGTGCGCTTGGTGGAGAGCGCGAGAAGGCCCAGCGCGAGTACTTCCGTATGCCCTACGGCAATGAGGAAGATGGATGGTCGTCCATTGTCACAAGCGACGTGCAAGACACTGTGGAATGGATCTTGCCGCAACTGCTGGACATTTTCGCGGCTACTGACTCCATTGTGTCGTTTGAGCCAACCAGCCAAGAAGACGTGAAGGGCGCAGAGCAGGCTACGGACACTTGCAATTACATCTTCAACAAGAAGAATGACGGCTTCCTGATCCTTTATACAGCGATCAAGGACGCACTACTTGTGAAGAACGGTGCCGTTCACTGGCGCAAGGAAACAAAACGCCGCAAGGTTAAGACCCCGTTGCGTGGCGTGAGTGAAATGCAACTGACGATGGCGCTAGAGCAGGGCGGTGAAATCCTCAATGCTGAGCCAGTGGGGCAGGTGCAAGACCCGATGACCGGCGAAGTGCTGGCGATCTATAACGCTACGCTTGAGCGGGAAGAAGCGAACCAGGAGATCAAGGTAGAGGCATTCCCGCCCGAGGATTTGCTGGTTAAACGCGACTGGACTAAACCACTGTTGCACGATTGCCCGTATGTCGCCCGCATCATGCGTGTGACGCTCTCCGACTTGATTGAGATGGGCTACTCCGATGTGACGGCAGAAGATCTGTCGGGCTCGGATGACCCCAGCGAATCGGCAGATGCAGAGTTTCGCACCTCACGCCTGAGCCAGAACGGTGACGCCTACGAAGACGACACCATGGTTAGCGTCGAAGACGACTCACTGACTGAAGGCTACCTCCGCATTGAATACGTGTTGGTGGACTATGACGGCGACGGCATTGCCGAACGTCGCTGTGTCTATCGCTTGAAGAATCGCATCCTCAAGAACGAGGAAGAATCGCACGTTCCCATTGCTACCGCGTCCCCAATACTGGTGGCGCACCGCTGGGATGGCATGAGCATCGCCGAAACGGTGAGCGACATTCAGCAGCTCAAGACGGAGATGACCCGTCAGATGCTCAATTCGCTGTATCTGGCGAACACGCCGCGCACGAAGGTTCTCACCAATGCGCAAGGCTCGCCACTGGCAAACATTGATGACCTGCTAGACGCCCGCCCCGGTGGCATTCTGCGCACGCAGAGCATGGACGGAATTCAGGAATATGTGACGCCATTCGTCGGTGGGCAAACTCTGCCGATCCTCGAATACGTTGATGCCATGCGTGAGAACCGCACAGGCGTGACGCGTTACTCGCAAGGCCTCGGCGCTGATGGGTTGGAAAAGACCAATGGCGAGTCGGCCCGCCTGATGAACGCAAGCCAGATGCGCATCAAGCTGATTGCTCGCATCATGGCAGAGTGCTTGGTGAAGCCGATCTTCCAGGGTATTCTGAAGCTGCTGACAGAAGGCGAGATGCAGAAGATTGCCTTCAGATTGCGCAACGATTTTATAGAGTACGACCCGCAGGAGTGGCGTGATTCGTATGACATGACGATCAATGTCGGCCTTGGAACTGGCGACAAGGATATGCAGCTTCGCCACCTGAGCGCGATCTTCCAGTCTCAGATGGCGCTTGCACAATCCCCATTTGGCCCCGCGCTGATTGATCCGACCAAAATTTACAACACGCAAGCCAAGCTGGTGGAGAACGCTGGCTTTAAGAACGTGGGCGATTTCTGGCGAGACCCTGTCAAGGAACCCCCGCCACCCCAGCAGCCTCCACCGCCACCGCCTCAAGTATTGGTCAAGCAAATGGAGCTTCAGGCCGACGCGCAGAAGTTCCAAGCTGAACAGGTACTAACTTTGCAGCGTGAATCGTTGCAGGCCGAAGCAAAGCAGCGCGAGACGCAAATGCAGCTTGAACTACAAGCTGCCAACGATGCACGCGACGCAGAGCGCGAGCTGATGAAGGCGCGATACGAAGCCCAGCTAGAGGCGCAGCAGCTGGAGCTCGAGCGCTACAAGACCGATGCCGACAACAAGACCAAGATCATCACGGCCCGCATTGCACATCCTGAGTCGCAATTGACAGGCCTGGAGATCAACCCAGAGACGGGCGAAGTATGGGAGAAGCCCGACCCTATGGACGCAGTCATGCAAGCGCTTGGCGCGCTGGTGGAGCAATCCAACGCGCCTAAGGCCATCGTGCGGGATGAGACTGGCAAGGTTGTAGGCGTTCAGCAAGGATCGCAGATGCGAACAGTTGTGCGTGATGAGACAGGCAAAGTGATTGGGGTGCAGTAATGGCAGATAACGTAACCCTGCCAGGTGCAGGCGATGTGGTGGCGACCGACGATGTGGGCGGTGTGCAGTATCAGGTAGTGAAGCTGGACATTGGCGGTGATGGCGCATCATCCCGCATCAGTGGGGCCAACCCGCTGCCTATCACGTCTGCTTCTGCCTACGCCGAAGACACCCCACATGTATCGGGTGCAACCGGCAATCTGATGCTGGCGATCCGCTCGGACAACGACTCGCCGACCGCCAACGATGGCGACTACACCATACTGAAAATGGATGAAGAAGGCCGGTTGAAGGTAGCCAGCAAGCCCGCCAGCTATGCGCCGACCGTTGGCAATGTGACGAGCGCCACCAGCACGGTATTCGTGAACACGGAGCGGTTCTCAAACCTGATGATTCACTGCACCGGCACTTTCGCCGGTGTGAACGTCACGTTTGAAGGCTCACTGAACAGCACCAACGGCACAGATGGCGCGTGGTTTGGTGTGCAGGCCATTCGCTCCAACGCGAACACCGTGGAAACCACGTCCGGCGTATTGGGTGCAGCCCCTGCCTATGCCTGGGAGCTGTCCGTCAACGCCCTGAAGTGGTTCCGCGTGCGCGCTACGGCTTGGACCTCTGGCACGCAGGTCTGGACGATGATCCCGGGAACCTACGCGACCGAGCCAATCCCCGGCGCACAGGTGTCGGCAACCCAACCCGTCTCCGGCACGATCACAGCCACGGTAACGGGCGGCACGGTGCTGCCTGTCACGCCCAGCACGACATTCACGAACAGTGCAGCGACCACCAACGCGACGTTGATCAAGAACACCGCAGGCACGCTGTGGAGCATCGCAGCCAGCAACACCAACGCAGCTACGCGATTCCTCAAGCTGTTCAACCTGACCACCGCCCCGACTGTCGGCCT